GTATAGATGAGTTGAATAACAAATTTATATACGCAATTAAACGAGGTAAAATTGTATGCTTAAAGAAAAAATAATCTTCCTAGATATCGATGGTGTTCTTAATCACACGGCATTTCGTGGTGCTTGTAATATGTTAGGAACACCATACCATGATAAAGTAGACCCATCTAATCTGGTTATTCTTAAAGACTTACTTAAACACCACCCAGATATTAAGTTTGTAATATCTTCACAGTGGCGACGTTGCAATAAAGTCGAAGAAATCTCGAAAGTGTTTGAGGATTCTGGTTTTAAATTACCTATCCATGAACGCTGGCGTACACCTGTTTATATTAGTAAAGAGGAGATGTACAAAATTAATTTCGATTATATCCAATACAACATGGATATTGTAGAAGGTGTAGTGAAAGAAGATATTCCTAAACTATGTCGTGGACATGAAGTATGGAAATGGCTAATGGATCAACCAGAAGATAGTGAGACACAATATCTTATCATCGATGATGATAGAGATTTCATGAAAGCGATGAATTTATTGTGGATTAGAAATGGTGAAAACCAAGGTGGGATTAATTTACGATATCTTACTGAAAACATCATTCCGTTTTTCAATGAAGAACCTACTGGTGTAGGTATGTATCGTAAAGAATAATTTATTTAATAGTTAGGATTACACTATGGGAAACCGTAGTGTAATCTTATTTTTTATAAAGGAATCATTATGTCAATACGTAAAAAGGTTAGGTTAAGTTATCGTTACGAATTTGGATTTGGTGACTTATACATGGTTATTAAAAAACCCATGTATAAATCTAAACGTGCAAAACGACGTTCTATAATAGCTAGAGCAAAGATTAAAAAATTCTCAAAATTTATAAGTGAATCGGGATCATCCCCGAAATTATTTGTAGAATTTGAATCAAAATAACATTTATAAAGGAAACTCAAAATGAATAAAGTAAACAGTTTGGCAGCATACGTAACTTTAAATAACAAACACAACGAAAGTGTTCGTGAGTTAAGTATCTTTTTAGGCTCAATTACCTTACAAAAAGAATCACTGGTTAAACACACAGTGTACTCCCTATCATTTGGTTCTGATAACATTTATCACAATGAATTAGCACCAGTTTGTAAGAAACTGATAGAACATTGCATGTGGCATTATTCAGAAAACGATGTGTATAAACAAAATCTGTTTTCAAATAAGATTACAGACTTACCATACATTATTATCAACTCATTGATTGGTAAATGCGATATGTATCGCTTTATTAAATCTCTCTATAATGTAGAAGATA